GCTAACTACCCGCAAACTAAAACTAATCCCGGCGGCTATGAAAATAATCAAAGTGATGAAAATGGGCCAAAAGATAAAGCTATTGTCTGTACTGAAATGTATCGTCAAACAGAACTTGCAGATTGGCAACAGGCTATGAAAATCTGGCATGTATATCAAGAAAGGTACTTGACAATACACCACCAAGTAGGTTACCATTGGTTATTCCAACCATACGTTAAAGGTATGAAGAATAGTTCTATACTAACTAAGTTAGGTTCTGCATTAGCAAAACATAGAACACAACATTTACGTTACGTACTTACTAAAGGTAAAGCTAAGGATGATCTACTAGGTAATATCTGGTGTAAATTTATTCATCCTATAGTATACGTTGCTGGCATTATTAAAGAGAAGGTAGGTAAGTAAATGGAACAAGAGCAAACATTTGAGGAGTACATGGGCGAAGTTACGGCTAGGCTTAATACTTTATCAGAAGAAGACAAAGCATCCCTTGGACAAATTGCAGGTACTAAAATGGCAAAGCTATTAGGTTTTGTATTAGGACCAAGGGTTGCTGCACTTGCAGGTGAATCTGGAGATGCAATAGAAACAGAAGAAGTACTACCTCCTATGAAGCGTGGTTTAGCGGCACGTACTTAACCCGCTATATATGACTGGCTACTCACCCCCCTAAACACAGGCTACGGTGGCCCCAGTAAACAGGAACTAAAATGGAAAACGAAATAGTAGAAGTACAAGAAGCACCAAAATCTATGGTAATGAAACGTAGCAGTCGAGTACGTGAAAGAGTAAAAGAGGATGAAGCAGAACTAAAGCAACTACTAGAAGAGCGTGATAACGTAGCGGAAGTAGAAGCTAAAGAAGAAGAAGCAGAGCCAGAAGGTGCTGAAGAAAAAAGTTACAAGAAACGTTATGCTGATCTACGGCGAGGATCACAGAAAGCTAAAGAAGACTTAGAGAAACGTATTGGTAGTCTTGAGTCTCAGCTTAAACAAAGTGCCGCACAAGAGATACAATTGCCTAAGTCAGATGAAGACATTGATTCTTGGGCAAAACAATACCCAGATGTAGCAGCCATTGTTGAAACCATTGCTATTAAGAAAGCACGTGAACAACAGGCTGGTTTAGAAGATCGGGTAAAAGAGATTGATGCTATGCGGGAATCCGCAACACGTGATCGGGCAGAGGTAGAGTTACTTAAAGTACACCCTGACTTTGGTGAGATACGTGATAGCGATGAGTTTCATGATTGGGCAGACGAACAACCTAAGTGGGTTCAAGATGCTCTGTATGAAAATGAGAACGATGCAAGGTCTGCATCACGTGCGATTGATCTGTATAAGTCAGACATGAACATTAAAACAAAGAAGCCTAGCAACACTAAAGACGCTGCTAAGTCAGTTAATACTCGGAATACTAGAAGTCAACCCGATGCTGAAGTTAACAACAATAAGTTATCTGAGTCACGTGTTAATAAAATGACAACTAAAGAGTATGAAAAACATCAAGACGAAATTATGGAAGCTATTCGTGGTGGTAACTTTATCTACGATATATCGGGTAGCGCACGATAAAAGACTTGACAAACTATCAATAAAGAATATAACTATATACAACAGGTTTATTGCAGCCCCATCCCTTTGGTTACCTGCAATAATCCTTTTTCACAAACATAAATAGTTCTAGTGATTACCTAATGTCTTTGGCCCGTTGTTTAGAAGGTTGGCCGACTTTCTTAAATAATGTTACCCAAAAGAATTAGCCTCCTTATTTACAATTTAAGTTTGTATCTGTGTCTAATGCAAAGGATAATACAATGGCATTTACGACAGCTACGGGTTATGGCAATCTACCAAATGGTAATTTCAGCCCGGTCATTTACAGCAAACAGGTACAGCTTGCTTTCCGCAAGTCAACTGTTGTTGGTGACATCACTAACTCCGATTATATGGGGGAAATTTCTGGTCAAGGCGATACAGTCAAGATCATTAAAGAACCTGAGATTTCTGTTTCCGAATATGCACGTGGCACAAATGTCACAGCGCAAGATTTAGAGGACGCTGATTTTTCATTGACTATTGACAAAGCTAACTATTTTGCTTTCAAGATGGACGATATTGAAGAAGCTCACTCCCATGTAAATTTCATGGACCTTGCATCCAATCGTGCAGCATACCGTTTAGCAGATAACCATGACCAAGAAGTTCTTGGCTACATGGCTGGTTACAAGCAGTCCTCTTTGCACAGCAAAGCTGACACACTTAACACTACAGTCAATGGCTCTAAAGCTGTTTCAACTGCAGGGTCAAATGAATTGCTTTCATCTATGCAGCTTCACAAAGGTGACTTTGGGAATATTACTACTACCTCTGCTGGCACTCACTCAATTCCTGTGACTGCACGTATGCCCGGAGCTACTTCGCTTCCAACAGCTACCGTTTCACCTGCAATGATTGTTGCTCGTATGAAGCGTTTGCTTGACCAACAGCAGGTTGACTCACAAGGTCGCTGGCTGGTAGTCGATCCAGTATTCATGGAAATTCTTGCTGATGAAGATTCTCGCTTCATGAACGCAGATTTCGGTGACTCTGGTGGTTTGCGTAACGGTTTGACCGTAAGCAACTTTCACGGCTTTCGTGTATACTCCTCGTCTAACTTGCCAGCACTAGGCACTGGACCCGGAACTGCAGGTACAGCTAACCAACTGACTAACCTTGGAGTAATTATGGCTGGACACGATTCCGCTGTAGCTACTGCAGAGCAAATCAATAAGACAGAATCATATCGTGACCCTGACAGCTTTGCTGACATTGTTCGTGGTATGCATCTATACGGTAGGAAGATTCTTCGTCCAGAAGCAATCGTCACTGCCCGTTATAACGCAGCGTAGGGGGGATATAAACTATGGCTACTTTTGATATGACTTCCGTTGATACTGCTGGTGTTGGAGCAAACGTTCTTGCTGTTCCAACAGTAGTTGGTAACGTTGTACGCACTGTTGAAGCAATTCTAGATATTGATGCTATGATTGCTGCAGGTGCTACTATTGCTAATGGTGACATTTTCCAACTGTTAGAAATTCCTGCAGAATCAGTAGTTGTTGCTGCTGGTGCAGAAATTATGAAGTCTTTTACTGCAAGTTGTACTTGTGATATTGACTTTGCTGGTGGTGATGACATCATTGACGGTGCTGCACTTGACGCTGCCGCTGGTACATACCTTGCAAAAGGTTCTAACGGCGAAGCTAACATTGTAAACACAGGTGCTGCATCTACTTTTGCAGCTGCTGCTCTTGCATGTGTTGGCGCTGCAGATACCATTGACGTTGTTGTCGCTGGTGCTGCTGCTGCAACTGGACGCTTACGTGTCTATGCAGTAATTGCTGACGTTTCAGCTGCTCACACTGAGGCTGCTGCAGCCCAGCGTGACTTGCTGTAATACAACACTAAACTTTGGGGCTGGCTTTGTGTCGGCCCCATTGCTGCATTTTAAGGAAACATAATGGCGCTTACATATCTTTCATTAACTAACGATGTTATAACTCGTATGAATGAAGTTACTCTAACGGCTGCTAATTTTTTAGACGCACGTGGTGTACAAGTACAATGTCAAAATGCTGTTAATGAATCTATACGATATATTAATCAGAAAGAATTTGGTTATCCATTTAATCACTCAACTAATTCATCTACTTTAATTCCCGGTACAACTAGATATGCTGTACCTGCTAGTACTAAACACATTGATTACAATACAGCTAGAATAAAAAAGGATAGTGACCTTAATACTTCAGGTGGTAATCTTACAAAGCTAGACTACAATGAATATATTAGTAGAGGCTTTGCTATTCAAGAAGATGAAGTAGACGCAACAACTTTAAACGGTTCACTGTCTGATAGTGCTACTACAATTACTGTGGTTAGTACGTCAGACTTTGCTACTACTGGTGTTCTCTTTATACTAGGTGAACAGGTATCTTATACAGGTACTACATCTACTACGTTTACTGGTTGCACTAGGGGTGCTAATAGCACTACAGCTGTAGCTCATGCTACTGGTGTACAGGTAGCCCTCTTTACAAACGGTGGTGTGCCTCAGTTTATTGTACGTACCCCTGATAATAATTATTTACTCTATCCCTTACCCGACAAACAATACACTTTAGTATTTGACTTCTACACCTTTCCTGATGACCTAGCTG